GGACGGTCATATCGACCTATAATGACCAAACTGACACAAAGTTTTGAACACCCTCTAGTAACAGCAAATGTATGAGATACCGTTCTACGCGAGATCCATCAGCTACGTCTTGGTGGCAAAGCTGCCTAAGGCAATCAGAAACGTTTGAGGAGATTGAGGGGGTAACCAAGAGACGATTGGATAATTCAACCGGTAGCGCTGCCAGATGTGGGCATGTCTCTTGAATAGGCAGGCCCCTAATGTCGGTCATTGTTAGCTAAGCTAGGAATCTATTTTTCACAACTCAACGCATTGCAACGTTTTATCACTTCATTGTATTTTTCTTTCACTTCTGAAAACTCTTCTTCTGTTTTGCACCCATCCCCTTTACAGACAAAGCTATTAAAGAATGCCATATCAGCTATATTTAGATTAACTAGCAATATATTATATTTTTCCATAACTTCTTTATTCAACGATAGAAAAAAAGCAAGTCTTTCATCTTCTATTCCGAATATTTTGTTTCTCTCACTTTTTGTCATAAGTCCTGGAATATTTAAAGCATCAAGAGCTTGAGGAGCATCTAACCCACTAATATCAATAGCCACAATACGTGAAGAGCAGTAGTTTATTATCCCCGTCAGTTCCCTAATCAATATAAAATGCGCAGCAGCTTCTATCCTCTTACGCTCCTCTTGTTCTCTTTTTTGTTTACTGAGCTCTAATTTTGTTGGCACATAAATGGCTACTAGAATAGCGATAATCGAACCTATCGCTTGAATCCAAGCAGCGCTCCACTGGGAGAAATGCCATTGACTGGTTTCTGGCGCAGATAAAGTAAACGTTATGAAGAATGCCGCAAAACCAGCTAAAGCAGTTTTTGTCCCTATTTTCATTACTACGCCCCCTTAATTTTGGTTTTTCCGCACCTTACCACACCCCACGGTGTAAACCGCCTCACTCACACCCGCCACCGCTACCACCCTCTCCCAAGCCCCCGCACGATACCTGCGTTAACTATAGATACCTGCGCAGGAGCCACCATGGCACTTGATCAATACCACCACGGCGTGCGCGTTGCTGAAGTGAGCGACGGTACGCGTACCATCCGCACCGTCTCCACGGCGGTGATTGGCGTGGTTTGCACCGCTGCCGATGCGGACGCCGCTACCTTCCCCCTGAACCAGCCTGCCTTGGTGACCAATGTGGATACCGCTATTGGCAAGGCTGGCCTTCAGGGCACGCTGAAAGACACCCTCACCGCCATTAGCCAGCAGGCGAAGCCGATTATTGTGGTGGTGCGAGTAGAAGAAGGCCTTGATGCCGACGAAACCACCGCCAATGTGATTGGCACCACCACCGAGCTAGGCCAGCGCACCGGGCTGCAAGCGCTACTTACCGCCAAGCAAAAGCTGGGCGTGACGCCGCGAATCATTGGCGTGCCGTATCTGGATACCCAGCCAGTGGCCACCGCCATGGTTTCCGTGCTGCAGCGGCTGCGCGCCTTTGGTTATGTGTACGCTCACGGCTGCGAAACCGTCTCCGAAGTCACCGCCTACCGCGATGAGTTCGGTGCCCGCGAGCTGATGGTCATCTGGCCCCAGTGGCAGGCGTTTGATACCGACGACGCTGATACGGTCGATATCAGCCCTGTGGCCATCGCGCTCGGCCTGCGCGCCAAGCTCGACCAAACCGTGGGCTGGCACAAGACCTTGAGTAACGTGGTGGTCAACGGCGTGACCGGCATCAGTAAGGATGTGTTCTGGGATCTGCAATCGCCAGGTACCGATGCCGGGCTGCTGAATGCTGCCGATGTCACCACCCTGGTTAACCAGAGCGGCTATCGCTTCTGGGGCTCGCGCACCTGCGCCGGGCCAGAAAGCCTGTTTCCGTTTGAGAACTACACCCGCACCGCGCAGATCCTCGCCGATACCGTGGCGGAAGCCCACCTGTGGGCCGTGGACAAGCCCCTGCACGCCTCGCTGGCCCGGGACATCATCGAAGGCCTGAACGCCAAGTTCCGCGAGCTGAAAACCCTGGGGCTGATTGTCGATGCCAGCGCCTGGCTGAACGAGGACCTGAACACCCAGACCTCGCTCAAGGGCGGCAAGCTGCGCATCGATTACGACTACACGCCGGTACCGCCACTGGAAGACCTGGGCTTTCAGCAGCGCATTACCGACTCCTACCTTGCCGACTTCGCCGAGCGCGTTGCGGCCACCGCGTAAGGGCTTCTTATGGCACTCCCCAAAAAGCTTAAAGACCTCAACCTGTTCAGCAACGGCGACAGCTGGCAGGGCATTGTCCAGTCCGTCACGCTGCCCACCCTCACCCGCAAGATAGAAGAGTGGCGCGGTGGCGGTATGGACGGCGCTGTGGGTATCGATATGGGTCAGGACGGCCTGCTGACCTGCCAGTGGAAGGTAGGCGGGCTGGTGGAATCCATCTTCGATAACTTCGGCTCTTCCCGCATCGATGCCGACATGCTGCGGATGACCGGCAGCTACGAGCGCGACGATATCGACGAGGCCTCAGCCGTCGAAGTGGTCATGCGTGGCCGCCACACCGAGATCGATATGGGCGATGCCCAGGCAGGCGAGAACACCGAGCATCAGGTCACCAGCACCCTCAGCTATTACAAGCTGACCATCGACGGCACCGAGAAAATCGAGATCGATTTAGTGAACGGCGTGTTCAAGGTGAACGGTGAAGACCGCCTTGCTGGCCGCCGCCAACGGCTGGGTATCTAGCCAACACCTCACCGCTTTTAGTGGCTAACGCCCAACATCAAACCGCACTGGAGAAACAGCATGGACCAAGCCAAAACCGAGACCAGGAACCCAAACGTCACCGACCCCATTGAGCTGGACGAGCCCCTCAAACGCGGCGAGCAGACCATTGACAGCATTACCCTGCGCAAGCCTAAGTCTGGCGAGCTGCGCGGTGTCTCGCTGGCCGATGTACTGCAGATGCAAACCGACGCGTTGATCACCCTGATCCCGCGCCTTTCTTCCCCTTCGCTTACCGCTGCCGAAGTACGCCAGATGGACCCGGCGGATCTTGTGCAATGCGGTGGTGAAATCGCCGGTTTTTTGCTGACGAAGCGGGCCAAGGGCGTGACCGAATAAACCTGCCCGGCTGTGTGGAAGACGCGATGGCGGATCTCGCTATCGTCTTCCACTGGTCGCCGGAAGAGTGCGCCACATTCAGCCTGCGTGAATTGATGGCGTGGCGCGAACGAGCGCGCAAGCGCAGCACACCACCGGAAAGCAGAGGCTAGCGTGGCGCGGGATTTAAAGCTTCAGGTTGTACTTAATGCGGTTGATAGGGCCACCCGCCCGCTACGGGCGATTGACCGCGCCTCCCAGGGCGCGTCTCAAGCCATGCGGGAAAACCGCGAGCGCTTAAAGCAGCTGCAGGCAACGCAAAAGAACGTCAACTCCTTCCGCACGCTGACACGCCAGTCTACTGACACCACCAACGCTCTACGCGAACAGCAAGAGCGTATTCGCCGCCTCTCGCAGCAGATGCGCACCCACGAAGGTGACACCGCCTCGCTGAGGGCAGAACGTCAAAAGGCCATCGCCCAGGCACGTACGCTCAGCCAACGCTCAGATGATGAACGCCAAAAGCTGCAGCGGCTGCGCACCGTTCTGCAAAACAATGGGTTGAGCACTGCTGACCTTGCCCGTGATCAGCGCCGCCTCAACACCGATATGCGCCAAGCCACCCACGCGGTGGAAGAACAGCAGCGCCGCCTAAAACGCCTGGCCGAACAGCAGCGTAATGCAGCCCGTGCCCGAGGCCAGTACGACCGCGCCATGAGCATGCGCAGCAGCATGGCTGGTACCGGTGCAGGCATGGTGGCCAGCGGCGGCGCGGCACTGTATGGCGGGGCACGGCTGCTGGCACCCGGCGTTGCCTGGGGCGAGCAGATGAGTACGCTGCAGGCGGTTGGCCGCTTTACAGCAGACGATGAGCGTTACCAGGCATTACGCCAACAATCCCGAGAACTGGGCGGCTCTACCGCCTTTAGTGCCGCCGAAGTAGGCGGCGGCCAAGAGTTTTTGCTGCGTGCAGGCATGACCAGCGAAGCAATCCGCGCCTCGATGCGCGACGTGCTGGATCTCGCGCTGGCCAATAACACCGAACTTAGCCGTGCAGCGGATATTGCCTCCAACATAGCAGGCACCTTCAAGATCGACATGGAAGAAGACGGCGCCATGGGCCGCGTCGCGGATATCCTCTCCGGCACCGCCAGCCGAGCCAACGTGAGCCTGGAAATGCTCGGCGATACCATGAAGTACTTGGGCGGCGCAGAAGACCTCAAGCTCACCATGGAACAAGCCGCCGCGATGTCAGGCTTACTGGGTAATATCGGCATTCAAGGCAGCCAAGCGGGCACCACGATGCGCGCCATGACAAACCGGTTAACGGGGCCTGCTGCCGAAGGACGCAAACACATGGAGGCGCTTGGCCTACAGGTAGAAGACGCCAACGGCAATATGCGCGCCATGCCTGATATCCTCCGGGACATCAACAACGCCACACGGGATCTAGGCAACGTCGAGCGTCGCAACATTCTCTCTAAAATCTTCGGTGCAGAAGCTGGTTCAGGCATGACCGAGCTAGTTAACGGCATGGCCGATGGTGATTTAGACAAACTCATAGAAGCCTTGCAGAGCAACGCTGGCGAAAACGCCCGCATGGCCAAAACCATGGCCGATAACATCGGCGGCGACCTGAAATCGCTCAGTAGCGCCTGGGACGAGGTGGGCATCTCAATCACCGAGACCAACAAAGGCCCGCTACGCCAGTTGATTCAGAACGTCACGGCCATTACCCGGGGCGTGGGCCAATGGATCAACGACAACCCGCGCCTGGCCGGTACCATCGCCAAGGTGGTCGCCATTCTGGCCGTGCTGGTGACAGCAGGCGGCGCACTCACACTAATGCTCGCTTCCATTCTCGGCCCCATCGCCATGGTGCGCTACGGCATGGCGTTGGTAAGCCCGCAGATATTGATGGCGGGCAAAGCGTTTCTATGGCTGGGCGGCGTGTTCCGTACGGTATCCATGTTCCTGCTCGCCAACCCGATTGGCATTGCCATCACCGCCATTGCGGCGGCGGCCTACCTGATCTACCGCTACTGGGAACCCATCAAGGCCTTTTTTCAAGGCGTATGGCAGCAAGTGCAGGCCGCCTTTGGCGAGGGGATTGGTGCAGTGGCGCAGCTGCTAATGAATTGGTCGCCGCTGGGCTTGTTATATCAGGGCATTACCAGCGCGCTTTCTGCGTTGGGTGTGCAGATCCCCGAGCAATTTAGCTCACTGGGGAGCGCCATGGTGAACGGCCTGATAGGCGGGCTAACCGGCAAACTGGGCGAGCTGCGCGAGCGGGTAACGGGCATGGCCGGCAACGTGCGCGGCTGGTTTGCCGATGTGCTGGATATTAACAGCCCCTCCCGCGTGTTTACCCAGTTGGGTGGCTACACGGTAGACGGCCTGAACGCCGGGCTGGATGCCAAGCGCGATGAACCCGCCCGACGCGTGCAAGAAATAGCCCGCCGCGTAACCCAAGCCGGTGCTGGGCTGGCACTGGGCGCCGCCGCCCTACCCGCTGCGGCCATGCCCAACATCGAGAAGCACGCCCCCATTCAGTTTGATACCCGGCCGCCGCTGAACGCCCCCAGTGCCCAAGCAGGCAGCGGCTTCACCATGGGCGATATCAATATCAACGTAACGCCCGCCCCGGGCATGGACGAACAGCAGCTTGCCCAATACGTAGCGCAAGAAGTGCAGCGAGCCATTACCAACGCCCAGCGCGATGCGCAGGCACGACAACGCTCCTCAATGCGCGACCTCGACTAACCCCATTCACTCAGGAGACGCCCACTATGTTGATGGCCCTTGGCATGTTTGTGTTTGAAACCCGTAGCGTGCCTTATCAGGAATTAAAGCGCATCACCGAGTGGCGTCACGCTAGCCAATCCCGTGTGGGAGAACGTCCCGCCTACCAGTTTGTAGGCCCCGGCGAAGATACGATCACCCTTTCAGGCACCCTGCTGCCCACCTTCACCGGCGGACGCTTCAGCCTTGATGAGATACGCGATATGGCCGACCAGGGCAACGCCTGGCCGTTAGTGGAAGGCACCGGCCGCCAGTACGGCTTATGGGTCATCACCCGCGTGGAAGAAACCAGCAGCCACTTTTTCCGCGATGGCGCGGCTGAGAAGATCGAATTTAATCTCACGCTCGAGCACGTCGACGATGAACGCACCGACCTGATCGGCCGGCTAGCTCTGCCCACTATGGCGCGCTTGGCTGGGGGGTATGTATGAACCAACGCCACCCCAAGCCCAGCTACCGCATTACCTTGGCAGGCACTGACATTACCCCACGCATTAACGGCCGCCTGATTAGCCTGACGCTACGCGAGCAGCGCGGGCTGGAAGCCGACCAACTGGATATTGTGTTGACCGACCACGATGGCCAACTTGCCATTCCGCCGCGTGGTGCCGAGCTACAGCTGGCCTTTGGCTGGCAGGATAAAGGGCTGGTGGACAAGGGGAGTTTTACGGTAGATGAAGTGCAGCACACCGGCACGCCGGACCAGCTCACCATCCGCGCCCGCTCAGCGGATATGCGCGGCCAACTGCCCGGCAAGCGCACCCAGAGCTGGCACGACCTGACCTTAGGCGAGATCGTCACCACCATTGCTGGCCGCAATAGTTTAGAGCCAGTGGTGGCCGCCGCGCTTAACGGCATCCGCATTGGCCATATTGATCAAACCGAAGAATCCGACCTGAATTTTCTCACCCGCTTGGGCGAACGACACGATGCCATTGCCGCCATTAAGGCCGGGCGAATGCTGTTTACCACGGCAGGCGAAGCGCTCACGGCCAGCGGCCAAGCGATGCCCGGCATTACCCTCACCCGCCGCGACGGCGACCAGCACCGTTACAGTGTGACCGATCGCGATGCTTACAGTGGGGTAAAAGCCTATTGGAACGATACCCGCGGCGCCGAGCGCAAAACCGTGCTGGCTGGCACGGATGATAATACCAAGCAGCTGCGCCCCACTTACGCTACAGAAGACGATGCCCTGGCTGCCGCTCGTAGTGAGTGGCAACGCATTCAACGTGGGCTGGCAGAGTTTGAATTGACGCTGGCACGGGGGCGGGCGGATATATTGCTGGAGACACCGTTAACGCTTAGCGGTTACAAGCCTGAGATTGACGCCACCGGTTGGTTGGTGGCGGATGTGACTCATTCGCTAAATGATGGGGGGTTTGGTACGCAGGTTAGATGTGAGATTGCTGGTAAGTAGCAAAACTTCTTCTTATTTTGTGAAAAACTAACTATCCATACGCCTTATAGAATTGAAGTATAAATGAGGTCATAAGTAACGTGAAACCAAACCCAGCCACAACTCCTTTAGGACACTTTCTCACTATCACACTCCAGGAGCTGAAAATTATAAAAGGAAGAGCTGGAACCAGGTTAAGTACCTATACAAAAGAAATCCGATATTCTCTGCCATAGCCTGACAACACCTT